GGTGCAAAACACCAATGCCTCGATCGGAAAACAAAGAGCAGAACCCATAGATGCGAACTTGGCTAGAGGGATAACTCCATAGCCAGGAACATCTGCATTCGAAGATCTCGTAACTTGAACAGCCTCACGAAGGTGAGGAAAGTTCCAGAAGAGATTTTCTACGAGCAGATTCGACACGCTGTCACTAGCATCACTCAGATCGAGTGTTGCAAGAGATCCATCAATGGATCCTTTCAAAGCTAACTGCTGGTTAGGCAGTTGACTTTGATAGTTGACGAAATGATATGAGTAGTTCAGCTTACCATGTAGGTTAGGCTGCTCAAACATTTCCTCGAACAACCGCTTTATTCCCTGCTGCATGTATTGCATAGCAGTAGGTTCAATCGCGATAATTCGGGGCTTGTCGTGCGTCTTTGGTACTCCAATCACCCTAACAGGGATTGGAGCATCGCTGGGCTCGTGTGCGGAAACTCGATCCATGTAAAAACTCCATCTGGAGAAGTAATATTCCGAAAATGGAAACATGCTTTCCAGTTTGAAGTTCCATTCTCCTCGCGACCATTTCTGATTTCCAGAGAGTCGCTCGGATACGGATCCGGGTCCGTGGTTAGGTACAACTTCTCCGCGAAAGACCTTTCGGTCAATTTGAGAGAAAATGTCCCCAAACAGTCTCGACGACATAGAACGAAATCGTAAAATACGAGTCGATTCTTCATCGAGTCTGGATGCTCGCCTAGAATGCATTCGTAGCAATGCTGGTCGTAAAGACCCGTCATTGAACAAATGTTCCTCAAGGATTCCGAGAGCCACACTTTGCACATGATTTTCCCTTTCCATGTATTTCGTGAATGCCCTACGCCGACGTTCGTCGGTGCAGGGTTGTTTCAATTTCGCCCACATCAGAGTAATCTGACGGACGGATTGAATGCACTCGATACATGGATTAGGCCTTAATAGACCACACCCAGGTTCGAAGACATTCTCCAGGAAACCTCGAAATAATTCGGGGAGACCTGATCTTCTCTTGAAACCAAGAAAAGATTCGGGAGAGACGAATCCACGGTCAAGATCCTTTTGGAAATCTTTTCCGAAGTTCGCAAGGGTTATCCCTAGAAAGGAGAACCCCTCGTGTTCCAGTCGAGCCGTGATCCTTTTGAGATCGCGGTCGGTGCTAACGTGACATCTCTGCCCACAATCTGTGAGCAGAACGCGCAAGA